AGATTGTGACAAGGACAACAAGGAAAAGAAGCACGATACGAAGAACTTCAAATCCCCTTCCGTAAGCGAAATAGAGGATGCTGCCAAACGCTGGAAAAATAAGTATGGCAATGGAGAAACAGCAATTAACATTAATGATTATAAGTAGCACAAACACAATAATATATGGCTGATCTCGGTAATTTATATTTTGATATACTGTTCCGTGATAAGACAGCGGAACAACGTAAAAAATTGAAAGCGGAAATCACCAAAGACTTGCAGGCAAAACTTGATGTGGGTTTTGACAAGAAGAAGTTGGTTGGTGATATGAAGACTTTGCTTCAAAGTGAGAAGTTTAAGATCAATGTGGTAGTGGATAAGGCCAGTACCACACAAGCTGTCCGTGCCGCCTTGCAAGCCGCCGGGTTGAATACAAACTTTACAGCAAGTGATTTACGCGCCGCCAAAGCCGCAGCCATTCAAACCAAAGCGGAGGCTTCTGCCGCAGCCGCACGTGAGCTTGCGCGACAAAGAGCCGCCCGTGCCGCCAAAGCGGAACTGGATTTGGCTAATGCCCGTGAGAGATCAGCCAATGCAGCAAGGCGGCACATGACAGCCACTCTCAATATGAATGGAGCAATGAACAGCCAGTTGAGTATTGTCGGACAATTAAGAAATGAATTTTTGGGGCTATACTCCATTTATGCGGCACAAAATTTCTTACGTGCAGTGGTTGATATTGGTGGTGAGTTGGAGAATCAGAAAATTGCAATGGCCTCTATCCTGCAAGATGAAGGCAAAGCTACAACCATATTCAATCAGATTAAGAAACTGGCTGTTGCTTCTCCGTTCGGGGTTATGGATTTGAATCAGTATGCCAAGCAACTTTCTGCATATTCTATACCATACAATGAATTGTATGATACCATGAAAAGGCTGGCTGATATATCAGCCGGTGTAGGTGTTGATATGGGGCGTATCATATTGGCCTTCGGTCAGATAAAGGCTGCTAAATTCTTGAAAGGAACAGAATTGCGGCAATTGACGGAAGCGAACATTCCTATGGTGGATAAACTGGCCGAGCGATTCAGTAAGTTGGAAGGCCGCATTGTCAGTGCCAGTGAAGTGCTTGATATGATCTCGAAAAAGAAAGTTACGTTTGAGGACGTAAAAGATGTTCTTTGGGAACTTACGGATGATGGTGGCATGTTTCATAACATGCAGGAAGTTCTTTCAGAATCAGTCAAATCCAAATGGAAGAACTTGGCTGATGCGATTGACATTATGCTTGGTGATATTGCGGAGTCAATGGGTAGTACATTGAAATGGACTGCCGAAAGCCTTACCACCCTTGCTCAAAATTGGAAAGAAGTTGTACCTTTTATAACAGCGGCCACAGCTGCGTTTGGAACATATCGGGTTGCGGTTTATGCAGGATCACGTGCCATGGGAGTGGCAAATGCTACATTAATAAAAGGAACACTCGCAGCTAAACAGAAAACAGCAGCGGATTTAGTGATGGCTTCCAATTACCGCACTTTAACTGCCGCTGAAAAAGGATTGATTGCTTCAAGAAATGCTATGACTACCGCAGAATGGAGGGCATTGGCTGTTAGTGGCGCATTGAACAAAGAACAAGCGTTGAGGTTGATAACACTTGGGAAAATTAAATCAGGTCAGGCAGGACATATTACCCAATTACTTAATATATCAAAAGCTGAACTTCAAGTGGCTATGTCAGCTGGAAAAGCTCGTGTGGCAATGGCAATGCTTAGTTATGGAGCCAAACAAGTTTGGACTGCTTTTAAGGGTTTGTTCAATCCATACATGTATTTGTTCGCTGGACTTTTTGCCATTACTGAATTATGGTATAAGTCCGGGCAAAAGGCTGACGAAATGAACGAGCGTATTTCCGAGCTGACAACAAGAGCACAAGACGGTTTCAAGAATTTAACGAAAGAAGCTCAAAAATTTGCTGATGTTGATCCTTTTAAGGCGAATGATGCCTCACTGATTTCTTCTATTGAAGAAATGAAAACAGCATTAAAGGATTATTCTCCAGTTTGGGCAGACACTTTTAATGAAACGTTTAAGACTGATGATGAAGGAAATACGGTTAAAAGCCTTGCAGAACAATATATATTGCTTCGGAATGCTTTGAATGATACAAAAGAGGCTTATAGATTGTTGAATGCCATAAAAGGTACGTCTGAACATGCCAATGAAGCGACTGACGGTTATTTTGATGACAGTTTTCTTGAAAATATCAATGACTACATTGATGCGGAGGAACGGGTAAACAAGATTATTGGCCGCATGTCAGGCAGCTATATCGAGTATTCCACCGCCATGCAGAAAGTTATAGCCAAACATGGTGATTTTGCCAAAGCCGCTTCGGGTAAACCGCTGAAAGAACAGCTATCCATTCTCAAAGAATACCCCAAAGCATTGGCCAGCCTGAATAATGAGTTGCCTTTCACTGGAGGATATAGAGATGATATTTTTCAATTGCGGAAAGCGTGGAAAAACTCTAAGCGTATTTATATGGAAGATGTATTGCCGGATATGAAAGACTTCCTATCTGGGTACAAGTCGAGGCTGAAAGCTGCCGGCTGGGATTTGGAGAATTTGAGTGATGCGCAGAAAATAGCTATCGGTTTGGATATAAGTTCTTTCTTTGATAC